TGGTAGACCACGCAACATATTGGACATAGTGCCCAACTCCATAAGCGGATATTGCTGCGCTGTAGCGTAGTTTTGAATGCCTTGGTTAATAACGTTTTGGTTATAACCTTGTTGGATAGCACCTTGTTGAGATTGCGTACCAATAATGCCTTGACGAGCAGCAAGTTCTTGACCACCAATGCTAGAAAGTTGACCAGCGCCCTGCATACCAGCGTTAATTGAATTTTGTGCAGCTTGGTTAGCTTGTAATTGGTATGCAGCATCTTGGTTATATTGGTTTTGTGCTTGACCAAACGCAGTGTTATAACCTTGAGCAATAGCATTTTGAGCTGCCATCTGACCGTTTTGCTGACTTAGAGCGTTAGCTAACGCAGAGCGTGAACCTCCAAAAGCACCAGCAGATGCGGCAGCGCTTTGTTGCCCTGCACTTTGAATACCAGTCTGTTGGCCTAGAAGTTGTAATTGTGGGTTTAAAGACTGTTGCACATAGGGGTTCATGTAACCACCCATTTGTGACTGATAATTTTGTGGAGTAGCGCTTTGACCCAATCCCATATTTTGGCGAGCTAACCCCATAGACCCCATAATGCCCATGTTAGTTGCATTAGTAGCTTGACCATATTGACCAGGTACTTGTAAATTAGCAGCGGAAGATTGAGCTTGTTGTTGAAGCGGCGAGAACCCAGCTACTGCTTGTTGAGCATTTTGTAACTCTTGGGCATTCATCCCTGTATAGGGTTGATATTGATTAAACCCAGTTATGTTTCCACTAGAGTCACTATTAAACAGCTGCGCTTGAGTAGCGTTAAGCATGTTTGTAACATACGGCTGCGCATAATCAGGAATATTAGTCTGATATACGCTACTAGACGTTTGTTGTGGTGCTGCTGGTGCTGATCCGCCGCCTCCGCCCATATTATTCTCCTAAAATCTTTGTAAATACTTTATCTGTTTGTTTATAACCTAAATACTCGAATAATCTGGAATTATCCAAATGCACTTTAGTATGCATAATTATTCTTTGTACTCCACGTTCTTTCAATACCTTTTCAGCATACTGAAAAAGCTTAATTCCTACTCTACCTTTGCGATAATCTTTTCGCACAAAATACAAATCTTCTGTTGCCGTAATACAGGACTTATAATGCAAGTGGGGGGATATAAAAAATATAATGTACCCAATCAATTCACCATCTGCCCTACAAGTAATAACTCTTAACATTCCTGCTTCAGCTAAACGTCTATATGCGTCATAGTCTGGTTCATACTCAAACTCTTTTGTTACACATAATTCATCGTAATGCGCTGGAAATAAATCATCTAACTCATTAACAATTTTAAATCCGTCTACGTCTGCGTATACAAGTGTTGTCATTTTGGTATGTATTTATCTGCCTTAACTGCGGGTGCTTGTTTCTTTTTACCCGTTCTATCCATTCTAACTTTATCCATCATTGTATGTAATTTTTGAGCGCCAGCGTCAGTAGAACCATTCCCAAGATGAGAGACGACATCCGCAGGGACAACAAACTCACCATCAGCCAAACGGGCAGGTTGTCTATCACCGATAGTAGCAGGGATGTTATCAGACATACCATCGCCAGGACCTTTAAGTAAACGGGGATTTCCACCACTTGCATATCCTCCTAAGCTATAACCCATGATGCCACCTTGCGCAGCGCCTTGTATTTGTTGTTGCTGTTGCGCCATAGCTGCACGAACCATAGCTGGGTCTGTATTAATAGAACCATAATTCATAGATGGTTTTACCATACCAATACCGGCACTAGTAGGCATACCTGCCCCAGCCATAGTTTTAGCTTGATTGTAATTAGCTGCGTCCATTGCAGCCATTTTGCTAGTAGTTGGGTCTGTATCTTTAACAATACCTTGATCGCTTACCCAAGCAGGGGTTTGTTGACTTGGCGCGTTTGAACCTGTCATCATATTTTCATATTGATTCATTAATTCATATTGACCCATTGTATCTTTGTAGTTTTGATAGCCAGAATTACCACCGCTTCTAAAACTTGCTATACCGCCCGACGCCATGCCAGGACCTGGGTATGGATTAACCGCATAATTAGGGTATGTTGGCTGAACAGGGTTTTGTGTTACCGGCATACGACCGGGTTGAAACGTACTTGGGTTTAAATTATAATGCCCAGTATTCATAGTATTGCTAGCGCCGGGAGTACTATATGTAGTTGGACGCCCTAAACCAAGTTGTTTTGCACCGAAATACATACCAAGCCCAGTAACGATCGGATGATCACCCATCCAGTTCAAAGCAGAATTAAAACCGCTGCCTAATGAATCAATACCTGATGGAGATTGCGGGGCAAAAGCATTTAATGGTCCAGTATTAGCGGCTCCTGGGTTTAAACCTTGACCAGAATATGGGGTTCCAGTTGGTGTAGAGCTATATGCCGGAGCGTTTAATACTTGGTCAGCAGTGGGTGTAGGGGTAGCGGAAGGATTAAATTCACCGGGTAAAGGATTGTTTGGGATAGTTTGACCACTATTAAGAGCGTTTTGCCAAGCTGTGTAATCAGGGTTTACACCTACATCAGATACAACTCCTGGAGCATTTGCTACTTGATTAATACCAACTTGAGGACCGCCAGTTAATTCCGCAGAGGGTCCAGCAACAGCCTCTGGAGTAGCAGCGACAGCAGGGGCAGCTCCACTAACGGTTTCAGCAGCAATTTCGGGAGCAGCAGAACTAACAACTCCAGGCATAGCAGCACCGGCATATGTCTCAGCCGCCCCAGCCATAAGAGAAGCATCAAGAATTTCTGGGGCTGCTAATAAACCAGCATCAAGAGTAAATCCAGCGCCAGCAGTCAACGCTAAGCCAGCATCGGTGGCTACAAATGCGCCTTCGGCGGCTGCGCCAGCTACTGCTACATCTACCATTGCCATATTAACTTCCTTCTAATAGGGGATTATCTACAAACATATCTTCTAGTTTTTCTATATCAGTTTCATCTGTTGCAAAAACATTTTGAAAAACTACAGTTTCAATTATGTAAGCTATCTTTCTACCCGGTTTTCCTACAAAAGTCATAGGAGCAACAAGCTCCACAACCTCCCCATCCTGCTTAAGCAACTTCATACGCCCTTGAAGCATGATGCACAAATGTTCTGTTTTATGCGGCTTCCCCACTATAATGGAACCAGCTGGCATAGTTATTTCTTTTACATATAAGCCTGGCGCAAAATGATGTTTTTCAATACACTCAACTTGCGGCGCTGTTCGTAACGCTGGCAATATAGCTTCAATTTTACTAAAGGTTGCATGAATTAGCTCATTCATACTGCACTTCCGCTAGAATTTACCCATTTTTTACCGTTCCACCATATAGGATAACCTAGAGTTGTATCAAAGTAAAACTGCCCAATTTGTTGGTTTGCCGTTGGTCTTTGGGATGTAGTACCATGACTTGGTGTTGATGTAGCCTGAGTATAGTTATTTAATTGGTTAAAATACAGCCGTAAAACGTTTAATATTTGGTTTTCAAACTGACCACTATACATGTCTGGAGCCACTGGCAAGTTCGGTGGGGTTGGGACTAACGGAGTCCCGTTATAGTTTTGATAGTTTAATGTAGCCATTATCTACGCCCATCTGGTCTAATATCAATACGTGGTGCGCCTAGCTGCCACGCCACACCTAAACCAGTAGACTCAATCCTAAATGCCATTTGGCGACCTCTTAAGCGGGTATAAACCTGTCCGGTAAATTGGTTGACCGTATAAGCTGCTGCATTAGAAAAGTTTTGGCTACTTTGAACTGTTGGATTATCTGCAGTGCCGTAAGCCGAACCAGAATACTGACGGGGTAAAACCTGCATAGTTACAGACGGCTGATTAGTAGTAGAACTATTAAAGTTAATGTCAGGGATAATACGCCACACAAATCCAAACTGCTGACCATCGCCAATATCAAAGTCTGAAGATTGTATATATGCATCTATAGGTTGTGTGCTATTTGTAGAAGAATCATCATTACCGTTTTCATGGTAAAGCAAACGACTATTGTAATCTGCGGCTACTGGATACTGAACAATACCAGTTTGATACCAAGCGCTGCGGTTCATGTTTCCGTAATACCAAACATTGTCTAAATAGTTATATACAACATATTTATTAACTTGTTGGCTAGAACTTTCGTTATTGACATAGAACCACCATACTTCATTAAAGCCTTCATTAGCGCCAGCAAATACTTGGTAAGATTGATTAGCGTTAATATCTTCAAAAACGTATTGTTTTAATGCGCATGGCAATGTTTTTACCGTACCGTCATACATATAGAAACGATCCCGACCCATCCAGTAGGTAATGTTATTTACCGTAATCATAGAGTTAGGACCCATAACCGATATGTTGTCCATCAAAATCTGGAAACCCCAAACATATGGAGCGCCAATATATTGCATAGAATAAAGGGCTGAATCGGTCCAAACCAGAATTTCCTGACGGGTTGCTCTAGCGCCAATAATCTG